AAGGCGAACAGCAATTCCTCCGTCCGGACGAACACCGGCAGCAGCGGAACGAAAAAATACGCTGGTTCGCCGCTACAGCAATTGTTAGCCAGTGCTGGGGTTAAATAGCAACTAAATAAATAGGAGTAAAACATGACAGGATATTTGCTTCCGTTAACGCAAGACAGCTGGCAGGTAATGACTTTGGATGTGATTATTGATGAGGAAGAATTTCATGCCCAAGTGGAGATACGGCACCTGCCGGCACCGGACCAGTGGGTGGTAAGTATTTGGGATCATTCCAGCAGCGAACTGCTGGTAAATATGATCCCTTTGGTCTGCTCTTATGGGGAGGTTAATGACTTGCTAGCACCATTTCGTTATTTGCGAAATGGAAAAGGGCTTGGAACGATGATTTGCTTGCGAGGGACAGATGAACCGTCTACTCCAGATCCAACAGGATCAGATTTAAATGAATTTCAATTATACTGGGGAGATACGTATGTCTGATTTGAATCGGTCGCTTTCTGTATTTGCAGACGGTTTGCCGATATTTGGTTTCCGTCGTGCGTATCTATCTGGGTGCGATGCTTTGGGCTTGTATCCGATGCCCTTTATCCTGCGGCTGTGGAATTTGGCAGATTCGGATTACCATGCATTGCGAGCTGCAAAGTATTTATCTGTTCGTCATGACGATTCCATCTTGGCATATGGCAAAGTTTCAGATGTATACATGTATATTGCGCCAGAGGGGAAGATAACCGAAACAGTCTTTGCGGCCGGGCTGGGGCTATGGGAAGCGCCGGTATCTCTTTCTGTTGAAGCTGGCGTTTCAGTGTCTAATACGGTACGAAGAATATTGGAGGCCAGCAGAACGGGGATCTCGTTGCTTTCCTTTCCGGGAGAGGATCCGGTGCGTTCCAGGGCTCAGGCCTTTTACGGCCGGGCGGCGGAATGTATCGAGATTGCGTTAACAGCCGCAAATGTCAGAGGATATTTAACTGAATCTGGCTTATGTATCGTGCCAACTGAGCAGTTGCCAGTAAGTATAGAGTTGTCTTCCGAAGACCTGTTGTCAGATCCTGTTTTTGTCGGAAGCAGGCAAATGCTCCTCCGGACCCGGATCACCGGCTGGCCGCTGGGGAAAGCAGTTCGGGTAAAATGGAAGGACGGGTCCCAAGAGGGACTCGTCCTGGAAAGATCCGTAAGCGCAGATAATTTGGAAGGAGAATGGAAAAGCGAACTGCTAATGGAGGTGTCGCTATGATTAATGCTTTAAGCCCGGCGGAAATTCAGGCCTTGAAAAAAGAAATTCTGTCTTCTTTGCACTGTGCCTTGCCGGGGATCGTGGACTCTTTTGACGACACCTCTGGCACGGCTTCTGTTCGGCTGGCGCTGTCCGGCATGCCGGTGCTGCAGAATGTACCGGTGTTTATCTGTAATGAGGTCAGCGCAGGAGATGCCTGCCTGGTGGTATTTGCAGACTGTGATGTGGACGCATGGTTTGATGGAGAAGACTCTGCTGATCCCGCGTCCGGGAGGATGCATAGCCTATCGGATGCCTTTGCGTTTGTCGGCTTTCGTAGAGGAGGGACAGAAACATGATTATCCGCCCCGTAGATGAAAATGGAGACATTCTGCCGGTTTTAACTTCTGCTTCGTTGTTAGAGAGTGTAAGCGCCATAGCAAGATTGATAAAAGATCGCCTAGAATTGTTGGCAGGCGAATGGTGGGAAAATCCTGCTTGGGGGAATGAGGTCTTAGAAATGATGAGATCCTCCCGGCTAACTGAAGCAGATTCTCAAGCATTAGCTAACTATATTACATCGTATATCCGACAGACATCCGGCGTGTTGGAAGTGGAAGATGTTGTTTCGATTATTGAAGGCAGGCAATTTAATTATTCCTGTAAAGCAGATACAGAAGATGGACCCGTTGAAATCAACTATAACGTGTAAAGGAGGAGAAAATGCATGTCGTATTTTGCACCGTACATAGACAGCACTGGAATCCACATGCCAACATACGAAGATCGATTAGAAGATCTGGTAACAGCTTATCGAAATATCTTCGGCGTCGAGGCAGAACTCTCCGCTTCTGTGCCGGATTACCAGCTGCTGTCTGTCTTTGCCAAGGCTTTGGACGATACGTCCGCCCTGGTGGTGCAGGATTTCAATTCCCGGAATCCGATGACTGCTTCCGGCGCGGCGCTGGACCTGTTGCTGCCGCAGTACGGGCTTACGCGGGCGTCCGGGGAGACGGACGCTTCCGTCCGGGCGAGGATCCGCACCAGCCTGGCTGCCCGGAGCACAAACTCTTACGATGCTTTATACGCAGCTGTAATGCAAGCCAAAAGTATTGAAGATGCCAAGGTATATGTTAATGATACAGATACAACTGATGCGAATGGTATTCCTGCACATAATATTGCAGTGGTAGTAAAATACGGCACTACAAAAACAGTAGCTCAACAGATCTTTGATCATAAGCCGCCGGGAATTGCGACGTATGGGAGCACGACCGGCACGGCGAAAGATGCCGCTGGGAATTCGTATTCCATTCATTTCACCCGGTATACGGACCGGCTGGTGTTCATCTATCCGTTTATCACTGTGCTGCCCGGCGGCAGCCAGGCGGCCATCGAGGCAGCGGTGGTGCCGGCCATCCGGGAGTTTGTTGGCAAGCTTCGGATTGGAGAGCCGCTAAACATACCACAACTTTACGGAGTGATCTATAACGCCGATCCGGCGCTTGCCAGTACCTTTGTTGTAATTGATATTCAGGTGGCGGAACCCGGCGGGTCCTCCGTGGTGCGGAGCAGGATCGTAGCAAACTGGGATGAGGTCATCGTGGCGCCGCCTACGGGAGGAGTGAGCATCTATTGGAGCTGAATGATTATCTTAATTTGTTCCCTGGAGCAAGTCGAGAAAAACCACGGTTCATGGCGCTGGCGGAGGCAGTACTGCAACAAGTAATAGACCTGGCATCCGTGATCGGTTCAATCCGGATAGGCTTCTCTTTTGCCTCGGCAGAGGGGAGTCAATTGGATGCAATTGCAAACGCTATTGGCCTTAGCAGAGAATACGGCATGACGGATGAAGCGTTCCGGGCATACCTGCTGCAGAAGCTGAAGCTGTGGACCTGGGATGGAACAAATATAGCAGTACCGTCGATCCTGCCGGCAGGAGTGACGCAAACAGATAATATGAATGGAACGGTAACAGTTAGTCCGTCAGAGACCAGGCAAGACTTGTTGCCAATTCCTGTAGGAGTAAGGAAAGTCTGATTTTAAGCATCCACACAAAACAAGCAAGGTGGTGGTGAATACGGTTTGGATTATTCTAGTAACCATTTGTTTAATTGTTCTTGCTATGGAGGCTGTCTTTGTTCTGCCGAATAAAACAGCACAAAGCAGAAAGGAGGATGACAATGCCAAACGAAAACGTGATCACAACGGCTGCACTGATTGAGAAATTCAAACAGGCATTAAGCGATAATTGGGGCTACATATGGGGGACTGCTGGAGAAATGTGGACAGCAGCAAAACAAAAAGAGTTGGAAAAAACCACAGACTCCGACAGAGCGTTAAGCCGGGAATACGGATCAAAGTGGATCGGCCATTACGTAGCAGATTGCAGCGGCCTTTTTTCGTGGGCGTTTAAAAAGCTTGGCGGATATATGTACCACGGATCTGACACGATGTATCGGAAATATTGTACGGATAAAGGCGAACTTTCTAAAGGCAAAAGATCAGACGGAGGAATGCTGAAACCAGGAACGGCTGTATTTGTCTGGAACGGAAAGAAATACAGCCATGTCGGCTTGTATGTCGGGGACGGGGTTGTCATCGAAGCGATGGGAACAATCAAAGGCGTAACAACCACCAAAGTAACGGCAAGCAAGTGGACGAATTGGGGCGAGCTAAAAGGCGTAGATTATTCTGGCATACAGCCTGATCCGGAGCCGACACCAGAACCGGAAAAAAAGCCGACGATTAAGCGCGGCAGCACCGGTCCGTATGTGGTCGAGTGCCAGGAGGATCTGATCTGCCTGGGATACGACGTCGGAAAGACCGGAGCGGACGGCAAGTTCGGCGCGAACACGGAGAAGGCGGTGAAAGCCTTCCAGAAGGACCACGACGGCCCGGACGGGAAAGCGCTGAAGGTTGACGGGATCGTCGGACAGGCGACTTGGTGGGCGCTGGATGAGGCTATGAAACCGCAGCCTGGACCGATGCCGGAAAAGAAGTATAGTGTAACTATTCACAACCTGGACTATACGCAAGCACAGGCTATTGCCAATAATTATCCCGGATCTGAAATAAAGGAGGAAACAACATGATTCGCGAGTTGAAGATCAGACAGATTTCGTTCGATGATACCCCTGTGTATTACAAAGAACTTGCTGGATTGCATGACGACACGAAGCCGACTGCCTCATTGGCTACCGGTAGTATATACCTGGAAGTGGACACTGGCGATGTGTATGCATATGATGAAGACGGGGTACAGTGGAGTAAGATTGCTTCTTTGGGCGGTGATGCATAATGAATCTCCGTGAACTGCTTTTCCTTCATGCTGCCAGCGGCGGGGGCGGTTCGCTGGTAGAATATACCGCTACGGGGAATCCCGTTGCGTTTAATACGAATGTCGCCAAACCGCTGAATAGTGTTACTGTTCCGCTGACGCATGCACAGAGCGGAACTGACGACCCGTCCCCGACAAATATCCGTCCTATTACTGGAGTGAGTTCCCTGTTCTGCGTACACGCAAAAAAGAACATGGCAAAGTTGCGTGGGTACAGCGCAACAAATAGGACGTATGATATGGCTGGTCAAACATCCAATAACTATGGCACGTCTATTGATACATTAGATCCTGAAGACTCTGTTGTTATTACTCAATCAAGCTCAACTACTGATTATGCTAAAAATAGTTATAGAAACGGATATGTTTCTATTCGTGTAGAAAACTATTCCGTTATGGAAGGAGCCAAATATGATATTAGTTTCAAAATTACAGACATTTTAAGCAATCCGCTTGACGCCCGGCTAGATGACTGGTTGCTTATTAGTCCGACGGGTTCTCAAAGCTCGCCATCACAAATTACAGAAGATGTGATTATATTTAAGAATTACACATATAAAGACGATAATGGTGTCTATCGTTTTGAGATTCGTAATTGTGCTATGTCGTGTACGTTGTCTGAATTTATGATCACTCCTGTCGGAGATAACGATGGCGTGTTTGAGCCTTACAATGGCGCAAAACTTGACATTGCGTTCCCGGCGCTTGGCAAGAATTTGTTTAATAAAGATGCGGCCATACGCAACGACGGACATTACTACGATGCAGATGGAAGCATCAATGCTTCTGCTGTTTCTGGGTATCTCGAAAACTATATTGCAGTAACTCCGGACACAAATTACGTTGTAAATTGTAACGAACAGGAAGCAAATGTCCGCGCTATCTATTTCTATACAGATGAAAAAGTTTGGATCGAACGCACACCTGGAAGTATGGCAGGATCAAGTGTCCAGTTTTGCACCCCATCTAATTGCTATTATATTCGGTTCCAGTATTTCATTGTGACAAATTTTGATCAGTGGCAGCTGGAACTTGGAACAATTCCTACTGCTTACGAACCTTATACCGATTCGGTCTATGGCGGAATACTTGACGTTGTGTCCGGTGTGCTGCATGTAACGTATGGTTGCCATATATTCAATGGTGATGAAACATATCAATATTCGGAAACAAGGACATCTGCCGGAATAGAAAGGCATATTTTCAACACATCCTTCCTTGATAATTATGCTGAAAGAAATGTTACGAGTCTACTTAGGGCAAGTACAGCAGTAAGAACTGCTGACGGAAGTTCAAGCAATCCGCTTTGCTTCTATAATGGCAATCCGTCGTATCAGTTTGGCTTCTACATTGATTCATCTTTATGCGAAAACACAGTTGAAAGTTTCAAAGCGTGGCTTGCAGAACATCCATGTCAGGTTGTATTCCCGCTCAAGGAACCATTCGATGTGCAGCTTACGCCTGAACAAATTGCTGCTTTCATTGGAACAAATACCATTTGGACAAATACGCCTGAAAATCTTACAGTAATGTATTTAAAGAAAGGATGATGCCGGTATGAATCTTTATCAGTGGCTAACCGTCTTCGCTGTTCCTGGGATTATTGCGGCTATATGCAGTTTCGCAATTAACCGAGCCTTTAAAAAGAGGGACAAGATCAGAGAAGAGGTAGTCGAACAGAACAGGAAACTTGAGGAACAAAACACAGCAACTATGCTCGGTGTCCAGGCGTTACTTAGGAATCAACTTCTGATATCATTCCGCGATTGCCTTTCAAAAGGTTTTGCAGAGTACAATGAGCGGGAGACTATCAAAAACATGTATGTAAATTATGAAGCACTTGGTCCTAACAGTGTTATGGATGATTTGTATAAACAGTTTACAGATCTTCCAATGCAGAAATAAGGAGGTCTAAAAAAATGAAAATTAATTGGAAAGTACGTTTCAAAAACAAGGTTTGGCTCACTTCTTTCATCTCGCTTATTGTTGGTTTTGTCTACAATGTGCTGGCTGCATTTGATATCTTCCCGGCAGTAACAGAGGAATTAGTCATGAGGATTGCCGGTCAGGTGCTTACCTTCCTCGGTCTGATCGGTGTATTGGTTGATCCAACCACGGCAGGCATAAATGATAGCAATAGAGCTATGAGCTATGTTGAGCCCTGGGATGACAAAAAGGATGTAATAGACTGATACAAAGTGACCAATAAATAATAGGTGTAAATATGACAAATGCTGATTTTATCAAGACATTATCCGTTGAACAAATTGCAAAACTGTTTGTAAAAATATGGATTGTTGGAAAAGGCTATGACGAATCAGATTGGAAAGAATTTCTAAATAGTCCGTATTCAAAAGAACAGTGGTTACACTTGCTTTACTTAAAGTGACCATTGCACGCGGAAGTTTCTGTAAACTAACCAGCAAGTTACAGGCAAATAAGATTATCGTTGAAATATAAGGGATTCGGGAAATATTCTCACGATAATCTCACAAAGAAAAAAGTGACCATTACGTCCGGCTTTTTTCTGAACCTTCTTTTGAACCTTTAAAATGTTCGTAAAAAGGTTATTTTGTACGCAAGCCAGTATATCAAAACAAACATAACAATACCCCTTAGGACTTATTTTCTAAGGGGTATTAGTTGCTCCCCAGGTAGGGCTCGAACCTACAACCCTTCGGTTAACAGCCGAATGACGTGTGGTTTGTTTTGCGTTGCGGATTATAACTTATATGTAATACCGTCATCTGCTTGAACCTGCGTTTGAACCTTAAAGGTATTTTTATTCAGCTTTTCCGCTTCAGCAAGACTTCGATCGTAACTTACTTCATCATATACTTTCAAGATCATTTTAGCATCCTTATGCCCCATCCAAGCGACGCACGTATTAAGCTCCACGCCGTTGTCTCTACAAAAGCTACAAAAAGCGTGTCTGAGCTGGTAAGGAACTATCCTGAAAGATCTCCATGGGGGCAGATCTCCGCCAGCAGCAAGGATAGCTTTGTGTTCTTTGGTTTTGCCGTACCAGCGTTTCTGACATCCGTTGATTGCCGTTTCCATATTGAATAGGTATGAGTTCCAGAGGCTACGCCAGGCGGATAAGGTGACTATGTTGCCGTCTTTTGATGGGACGAGTAAGCTGTGTTTATTTTTAATAGCATCGTATAAAGGTGGGAATACCGGTATTGTCCTGATTGATCTGTTTGTTTTTCCCGTTGTTGTTACTTCATAATGATTGTTATCTTTTTGGTGAGCAAACTCTGTGAGTGTCAATGTCATTTCATCAGGATCGAAAGCCTTGTCTATATTTAAAGCTTTAGCTTCTGGCGGCCGTATACCGGCATAAAGCATAGCGATTACAGCTGGATATATTTTATGATCAGTGCAATATGTAAGGATCCATTGCCGTTCTTCTGGCGTTATGCCGCGACGCTTATTTTCGTATCCCTTGTGCGGCTGGGCGCTTTTCATGCGGGCAGGATTAACTTTGCAGTATCCATCTTCGACAGCAGCATCGAATAATGCTTTGTATAATTGAGAAGCGCCGCGAATATAACTATCAGAACAACCGGCATATTCTTCGGAGTATATGGCTTTAATATCAGAAGGTTTTATTTCGGAAAGTAGATTGAATCCATGCCGGTTTATTAGTTTATTGAGGTGGATTTGAGCGCCTTTCTTTGTATATTCGGACGTATTTACTTTGGCGTGTTTAATCCATCTCTGTGCGAATGATTCTAGTGTCGGACCCAGGCACATGGCAATTTCTTCTGAAGCTTCTATTTCTTTAAATGCTTCGCGAGCCGCTATGGCTTCGTCGCTAGTGTGCCCGTAAAAAGGAATGCCTTTATATATTGTACGGTATCGTCCGTCTTTGCGCTTTTTTAGCGTCTCCTTCTTTTGTCGCGACATGTATTAGTCATCCTCTCTAGTAAGAACTGAAAGAAATGCATTTACTGATTTTATTTGTGCTGCATCAAGATCGATTATTTTCTCCAGTAAGCATAGCATTGCCTGGTCTGTCTTTATTCGTTGTTTGATTTTATTGATTATTTCTGGCGTTATTTCAATTTGTGGATTATGCAATATGTCGGTATGTCCGGTAATTGTGCAGGCGGTCGTAGTAACATAATGAGGCGATGGATCGTCAGTGTCTCCCATAAGATAATTAGGCGTTGTGTCTAACGCAAATGCTATGGGCCAGATTCTTTCAATGGGTATCTTTTTGCTCTTGCCTGTAAAGTATCGTTGTAATGTTGCTTTATGTATTTTAGTAATGTCTGAAAGGTCTTGATATGATAGCTTTTTAGCACGCATAAGATCGATCAAACGCGACTGTATAAGCTGCATATTGATTACACCTCCTAATATTAGTATATCATGCTTGTTTTATTTTTGCTACATTTTTTATCATTTTTTAACATTTTTGTCTTATTTTTGAGTTGCTTATCAAAAAGCTGAATGTTATAATCGTCTCAGAGTGAGACAGGAAAGGAGGGATAATTATGAGAAGAACTTTGGAAGGCATGATGCACGACTCTGGAATAAACATGCTGACTCTTGCCAGCGTCCTGGGCGTGAGCAGGACTACATTGTATAGGAAAGTCAGATCTCTGAACTTCACTTTGCGTGAAGTGCGGATTATGATATCTTTCTTTCATATTGATGATCCTGCTGTAGCTTGGGATATTTTTTTACTCGGTTCGTCTCAATAATGAGATATTGCGAGGTAGCTATGCGTAAGTATAAGGCTAAAGACATTGCTGAAATGTATGGCGTTACCAATAAAACAGCAAGGCTCTATATGCACGAAATGGGCTGTGAGGTTAGGCCATTAAGAGTAAGCGAATCGCAATTGGCTGCATGGGTTAAATCAAGAGAACGACTGTCCGCAGCTGAAGCAAAAAGATTGAACAGGCTTTTGAAGCAAAGGGAAAGATTAACTAAAGCGAAAGCGAGGGCTAGAACTTGAAAATTGCCAAACTAGAGCTAGAAAACGTCAAGCGCGTAAGAGCGGTAGAGCTTGAGCCGGCAATGAATGGCATGACTATTATTGGCGGCAAAAATGGTCAGGGTAAGACTTCCGTATTAGACGCAATCGCCTGGGCACTTGGCGGCGAAAAATATCGTCCTTCATCCAGCCAGCGCGAAGGCAGTGTAATTCCTCCGCGTCTCCATGTTGTTTTAGACAATGGCATTATCGTTGATCGAGAAGGCAAAAATTCATCACTTAAAGTCACGGATCCGACCGGGAAGCGAGCCGGCCAGCAGCTGCTTGACGAGTTTATCGAAAAGCTGGCTTTGGATCTGCCGAAATTTCTGAATCAAAATAACAAAGAAAAGGCGGCTACTTTGCTGAAAGTCATAGGCATGGAAGCCGAAGTAAAGAGTCTGGACGATGAAGAAAATGCAGCTTATAACAGGCGTCATGCACTTGGTCAAATTGCAGATCAAAAAGAAAAGTATGCTGCTGAAATGCCGGATTATCCGGGAGCGCCTGAGGAAATTATCTCGGCAAGCGAATTAATTCAGCAGCAGCAGGCTATTCTATTAAAAAATGCAGAGAATCAGAAAAAACGCGATTTAGTTGTCGAGCTCGCGCACGATAAGCAGCGTGTCAATGATGAGATTGCAAGACTGCAGGAGCAGGCTCAGGAATTAAACAGGCGCATTGAAGGCGCAAAAATCAACCTGGCCAAAATTGAAGAAGATGAACTGATAGCTCAAAAATCCGCTGCTGATCTCGAGGATGAGTCCACTGCTGAACTGGAAGAGTCTTTGCAAAAGATCGATGAGATCAATGCTCAGGTAAGAGCAAACATGGAAAAAGATAAAGCAGTCAATGAGGCTGCGGAAATCAGAGCTAAGTATAACGATCTGACAGGAGAGATCGAAAGCATTCGCAAAAAGCGCGTCGATCTTCTTGCTTCTGCCAATCTGCCGCTTCCTGATCTGACTGTTGAAAACGGCGAATTGCTTTATCGCGGTAAGGCTTGGGATTGCATGTCCTCTTCTGAACAGATGATTGTAGCTGTAGCAATTGTTCGCGCTTTGAATCCAAAATGTGGTTTTGTGCTGCTGGATAAAACGGAGCAAATGGATATTGACACACTGAATGAGTTTGGCAAATGGCTTGAAAAAGAAGGCCTGCAAGCTATATGCACCAGGGTTTCTACAGGCGAAGAATGCGAAATCATTATTGAAGACGGTGTATCAGTTAAACGGCAACCAAATAAAAAGGCTGCTGTAAATAACCAAGAAGCGCCGGTTCCCAAGGCGTGGAAGGAAGGAGAATTCTAATGGAAATTACCAGAGGGAAACAATCCAAGGGTGTGAAGTTCGTAGTCTATGGCCCGGAAGGCATCGGTAAATCAACGTTCGTTTCCAAGATTCCCGGTATTGTATTTATTGACACAGAGGGAAGCACAGGCGAAATGGATGTGCTTCGGTTGCCGACACCGACGACCTGGGCAATGTATATGGAAACAATTGACTGGGTAATTGCCAATCCCGGTCAAGTAAAAGCCCTGGTTACTGATACGGCAGACTGGGCTGAACGTCTGTGTATCGATTATGTATGTCAAACGCACATGATCAATGGCAAGCCAATGTCCTCTATCGAAGACGCTGGTTATGGCAAGGGATATGTGTATTTGTATGAAGAATTCGGAAAAGCCTTGAATAAACTGGAACAGCTTTCGCAGATGGGTATTCATGTTGGTTTTACCGCACATGCTATGATGCGCAAATTCGAGCAGCCGGATGAAATGGGTGCTTATGATCGATGGGAAATGAAAATGACCAAGAAGGTTGCGCCCTTGATAAAAGAGTGGGCCTCGATCATGCTATTCGCCAATTACAAAACGATGGTTTATGCCACTGATGATAAAGGCAAAAAGCATAAGGCGGCAGGGGGACAGCGCGTAATGTATGCTAATCATCATCCGTGCTGGGATGCCAAGAATCGCTATGGCCTTCCGGATGAAATGCCGTTCGATTTCAGTGCTATTGCTCATATCTTTGAAGGCATTGAGATTAATCAAGCAGCTACAAATACACAGGCTAAGCCAAAACAGTCTATTGATGAAGTACTGGGTGATGTGCCTCCTCTGGCAAACATCCCGGAGAACAAGACTAAATCGGCGGAATCGAAAGTAAGCGTAGAAGATAAGCTTCCGGATTTGAGTAAGCCTGCCGTTGATTACACCGGCGTCCCGGAGAAACTAGCCGATTTGATGAAGAACGATGATATCACACCATTCGAGGTAAAAGCCGCTGTAGCGCAGCGTGGTTATTTCCCAATGGAAACGCCGTGGGAATGCTATCCGGCTGATTTTGTCAATGGCGTATTAATTGGCGCCTGGGGCCAGGTAAAGGCCATGGTTCTCGAAAATCGTCAGAACGCTCCGTTCTGATGGTAAATAAATGAAAGGGAGTAAAGACAATGAGTGAGTTTATGAATGGAGAATGGGGATGGGATACGCCCATCGAAAATGACAGCGAGTTTCAGCTGCTGCCGGAGGGAGATTACAATTTCCGTGTTGTTAAGTTTGAGCGCGGAAGACATTCTGGCAGCGATAAGCTGCCGCCTTGCAACAAAGCCATCCTGACAATTGAACTGTGGAACGGAAGCGCGAAGTCCACTATTGAACACAATCTGTTCCTGCATTCCAAGTGCGAAGGACTGCTTTGCGAGTTCTTCACTGCCATCGGCCAGCGCAGGCATGGGGAGCGCTTAGTCCCCAGGTGGAATGAAGTAATAGGCGCTATGGGAACTTGTAAGGTTTCTGTGCGTGAATGGACCAGCAGCCGTGATGGCAGAACGATGCAGTCTAACGACATTAAACGCTTCTACGAAAAAGGTCATGCCATTGAGAGCTTGAGCAATACTGCCCCTGCAGCTCAGCCTCAGGCAGGATATAAGGCGGGTTCCTTCTGATGGAGATGGCACTTAGGCCATATCAGCAGGAAGCGCGAGATGCGGTCTGGCATGAGTGGGAAACCGGTCATGCCAGGACCCTTCTTGTAATGGTAACAGGCGGGGGCAAGACTATTGTATTTGCAAGGATAATCGCTGATTGCGTAACAAAAGGCGAACGTGTTCTAATCCTGGCTCACAGGGGCGAATTATTAGAGCAGGCGGCTGACAAGCTGGAAAAAAGCACAGGCTTAAAGTGCTCTGTAGAAAAGGCGGATCAGACATGCCTTGATAGCTGGTATCGTGTTGTCGTCGGTTCGATTCAATCCTTGCAGCAGCCTAAAAGGCTTGAAAAATTTGATCCGGATTATTTTGATACGATAATCGTAGACGAAGCGCACCATTGCTTGTCTGATGGCTATCAGCGCGTTCTGGAGCATTTTAGTGGCGCCCAGGTTCTTGGAGTAACTGCGACACCGGATCGCGGCGATATGCGGAATTTAGGGCAGTTCTTCGATTCCCTGGCATATGAATATACGCTGCCGCGAGCAATCCGTGAAGGATATCTCTGCAAGATCAGAGCGCTAACCATTCCGTTAAAGATCGATATGACCGGCGTAAGGACTCAATCCGGCGATTATGTATTAGGCGAAGTAGGCACAGCGCTGGATCCGTATTTAGATCAGATAGCCGGCGAGATGGCCAGGATCTGCAAGGATCGCAAAACGGTCGTATTTCTTCCGCTTATAAAAACGTCGCAGAAAATGTGTCGGCTTTTGAATGAAGCCGGGTTTCAGGCAGCAGAAGTAAACGGAGAAAGCAAGGACCGGGCGCAAATATTAAAAGACTTTGACGATGGGAAATATAACGTTCTGTGTAACAGCATGCTGCTGACCGAAGGATGGGATTGTCCGTCCGTCGATTGCATTGTTGTACTGCGACCAACAAAAGTTCGATCTTTATATGTGCAGATGATCGGACGAGGCACAAGGCTGCATCCAGGCAAGGATCATTTGTTGTTGCTTGATTTTTTGTGGATGACATCAAAGCACGATCTGTGCAGGCCGGCCTGTTTAATCTGCGAAGATCAGGAAGTCGCAGCTAAAATGACAGAAAACCTAGAAGACATTACAGGTGATTCTATAGATCTGGAAGAAGCCGAGAAGCAAGCCGAATCGGATGTTGTTGCCCAGCGCGAAGAAGCGCTAGCTCGCAAGCTAGAAGAAATGCGAAAGCGCAAAAGAAAGCTTGTCGATCCGCTGCAGTTTGAAATGTCAATCGAAGCCATGGATCTTGTCAATTATGTCCCGTGCTTTGGCGACGAATTAAAACCAGTAACTGAGCAGCAAAAGGAAAGGCTTGAGCATTTGGGCATATTCCCGGATGGTATCGAGAGTGCTGGTAAGGCGAATCGCATTTTAGATCGCTTAGATGAGCGCAGATGGTCCGGTCTGACTACACCAAAGCAGATTCGCTTTCTGGAAGGAAAAGGCTTCCGTCATGTTGGAACATGGTCGTTTAATGCAGCAAAAAAACTAATCGATACAATTGCCGGTAACGGCTGGCGCGTCCCGTATAACATCAATCCATCGACTTATATTCCGCCCACGGAAGCACCAAACATGCCCAATATCAACTGGCCGTTATAAGGACGAGAGGTATTTGCATGAGTGATTTCTTCGGCTTCGTTACTCTCACTTGCCCTCGATGCGGAAAGGAATTTGAAAGGCTGTCCGCAAACTGGACGTATCGTATTAGCTCTGCTTCTGCAATAAAGTATTTCTGTTCGTACACCTGCTGGAGGGCGGAACAGGAAGATATAGCCAGAAGGAAACGAGAGCGAACTCATTACCATCTGTCTGCAGAAGAAAAAGTCAAACTGCGAAGAATGTTAGACGAGGGAAGAGACATAGAAGAAATCGCCAGGATATTGAAGGTCACTGAAATATGCATTATGCGATACAGAAAAACTAGAAAGTGAGGTTGTGTAAATGCGTCGTCGCAAAAGCTATAGCGTATTCGATAAGGAAAAAATAGTAGGGTTTATTGCGCTGATCGTTATTGTGATTGTAATCACGGCAGCCATAACGGCAAGTGTTTGTCATGGTGAGCAACTCTCAACATGCTGGATCATGTGCAAGCCAGGGAGCCGAGTAGAGATCAGAGCGACGCCTGGCAAAAGCGGCATATCAGAAGGATGGCTTGATTGCGGAGATAGCTTTGAAACAGACATGACAATAAAAAACGGATGGATCCGCTGTTACGATGTTGGCAATGCTGGCGAAGGTTGGATATATCTTGGCTATGTAGTCAAACACAAACCCGAGGAAATTAAAGAGCGGTATATTTGCGTAGCCAATAGGCAGGTAGCATGCAGGCGATGGATAGCAGGTCCGCAAATCAGCAGAAAGCCCTGGCTGAAAAATGGTCAGTACTGTTATGTTTACATGACCGACGGCGAGTGGGCTGTAACAAGTAGAGGCTACATTAAATTTGATTATCTGGAAGTGAGTCCTGAGTGATGTGGTGCGATGATATTTCTTTTTGCCCGGTAAAATGCGAACGCAAGAAATGCCCGCGTAACCGATTGAATATTCGAGAGCATAGCAGACCGCATTCGTTTTTCGTAAAGACCCCGCCGGATTGCCCAGGTTATATTCGACGCAAAAGGAGTGAGTTAAATAATGGCAGTAAAAAAAATAGATAAGATCCCAGGCTTCACGATTCGCAAAAGCAGCGAGAATATCGCGTCAAGACGAGCGCTTCTGGAGCTTGACCTGAGAGAGATCGTAACCAATAGAATAATTGACAGCGAAATTACAGACATTGCCGTCTCTGATTCCTATGGCAAAGAAATGATCGAGTCAACGATTCGTAGATGGTGTAGGACACTCTTTGGCTATACGCTTATCAATCATTATGCTCTGGCAGATGCCTTTGCTGTAATCCGAATTAAAGAAGACAATGCCTTCCGTTATTATATTCATTTTGATCCTGAGGTATGGCACAGGGAAATCAACAGAGTTGGCCAACGGAATTTAGATGTATATATGAACTCCGGCAGCTATGCGAGAAAAGAAACAATAGAAGCTCTGAATAATTATCTCGACAATAAAATTAAGCAGGACGAAGCTGACGATCGCCTATGTTCAGCAATGGATAAAGAAAATGAAGGGCAGGCGGAGGAATAAATGCAGAATACTAACCTGCAAGACGTGCTGTCTCATATAGATCCCTCCCAGTTGGATTATCAGGAATGGTGCAATGTTGGCATGGCTTTGAAGTTAGAAGGCTACACCGCAGATGTATGGGAGCAATGGTCTGCTCGTGATCCCGGAAGATACCATGCCGGCGAATGCTTTCGCAAATGGAATTCCTTTCACGGAAACGATACCCCTGTAACCGCCGGAACAATCGTTCAATACGCAATTAACCAGGGATGGTCTCCGGCAGGAGAAGGCTATGAGATCGGATGGGATGAATCTATCGGTTCGTCCAAAGATCGGGATCTGAAAGTAATAAAAGAAGGATGGCTTGAAGTCCAGGATATACCGCAGCCCCCGAAAAAGATGGATGGTGCAAAAGAATTGATTCGCTATCTGTCAATTCTTTTTGAACAGTCTGAAAACGTTGGTTACGTTACAGAGTCCTACCTGAATGAAGATGGACGCTATGTGCCGACAAAAGGCGCTTATGATCGAACGGCAGGTCAGCTGATCCAGGCGTTAAGTACATGCAAAGGAGATATCGGATCCGTCCTGGGTGATTATAAAAAGGAAGCTGGTGCATGGATCCGTTTTAATCCGCTGGATGGCAAAGGCGTTAAAAACGAGAACGTTACTGAATTTCGTTATGCCCTGGTCGAATCGGATACCCTAGATCTGTCGAAGCAATATTCGCTCATGAAGGAGCTGCAACTTCCGATTGCCATTATGGTACATTCCGGCGGGAAAAGCATTCATGCGATTGTTCGTATTGATGCGCAGAATTACGATGAATATCGCAAGCGTGTTGATTATTTGTACTCCGTTTGTCAGAAAAACGGCATGCAGCTGGATCGTCAGAACCGGAACCCTTCTCGCCTGTCCAGATTACCCGGTGTTTATCGCAAAGACAAACCACAGTATATCATCGCAGAGAATATTGGATGCGAAAATTTCTTGGCATGGAAAGAATACATCGAATCCATTAATGACAATCTGCCAGATTCTGAGAATCTTGGCGAGGCTCTGAAAAACCTACCGCCGCTTGCACCGGAACTGATTAAAGGCGTCCTTCGTAAAGGGCATAAGATGCTGATTTCAGGGCCGAGCAAAGCGGGCAAGTCCTTTGCTTTGATTGAGCTGTGCATAGCTATCGCAGAAGGTGGCGACTGGATCGGAATGCCGTGCTCAGAGGGAACTGTAATGTATGTAAATCTGGAGCTTGATCGAGCGTCATGTCTGAATCGGTTTGCCGAAGTGTACCGGATTCTGCAAATCAAAGATCCGCATCCGGAGAATATCGAGATTTGGAATTTACGCGGATCCTCTACACCGATGGACAAGCTGGCGCCAAAGCTAATCCGGAGAGCTAGCAAAAAGAACTTCACAGCGATTATCATCGATCCGATTTACAAAGTAATTACCGGAGATGAAAACAGCGCCGACCAGATGTCTTTGTTCTGCAATCAGTTTGACAAAATCTGTACGGAGCTGAACTGCGCTGTGATTTATTGCCATCATCATTCAAAGGGCAAGCAAGGTCAGAAATCATCTATGGACCGGGCGTCAGGATCAGGCGTCTTCGCCAGAGACCCGGATGCGCTGTTGGACATGATCGAGCTTGAGGTGCCATTAAGCTCCAGGGAAGAGCTTGTGCACCGCGTCACCAGGGAAGTGTGTTTGAAATGGATTAAGATGTGCGTTAGCAATTGGGAGGATAAAGTCTCCCAGGATGATGTATGCAGCCATGTGGCTATGATGACCGCCTGTAATACGCTGCTGTCTCCGCAAACAGTAAAGGTAATGATGAACGAGTTGACGCCTTTACAGGAAGCGGCGCGTCGTAAAACAGGCTGGCGTATCGAGGGGATCCTTCGTGAGTTCGAGCCAATGAGCCCAAGATATGCATGGTTTGAGTATCCGATTCATAAAGTAGACGAGTCGGATATGCTGAAAACATTATGCGCTAATGGCGAAAAGAAACGTGGAGATATTGATAAAGCTCGCGAAGCCAGGAAAAGCAATGCCGCAAAAAAGCGCCTATCTAAACGCGAGGAAATAGAAAATGCGCTGCTGCTGGCCAATGGCGGCGATCCGGTTGGTGTGAAGGAGCTTGCCGATTATATGGATGCAAGACCAGATACTGTCCGTAAATGGCTGCGAGAAAACGGATATGCTATTGATAAACAGACAGGAAATATAGTTGAAGTGGAGGTTGACGAAAAGTGAACCGGATCAGGCTGCTGTTTCCCCCGGCTGTAAAAAGTATATATGAAGCCAAGGATGATTTCTGCTTTAATGCGGTAAGCATTGTCAATACTCGTTTTTATCCGGATATTCCCAATAAGCCATACTCCTTATTCGCGCATAAAAAAGAAGGCAAGTACACGTGGATTGCGCCGCTTGAAACAAAGCCTATGTCACTTAGAGAAGCCAGAGGGGAGCTTTTGAAATATGCGAAAGTGATTTACTCAACTAGCGCGCAACGATATTTATTAAAAGATTGGAGGGGTTGATTAATGACGATCAATTTTAACAGATCGTTTATGGATCTGACGAAAGCTGAAATCTATGAAGCTATTACGGAGCTGTTTCATCCGGTCAGGATCACATGCCTCAAAAAGCTAAAGGATTGCTTTCGGTTAAAGATCCATACCAAATGGGAAACTACAGAGGACGACGGGGAAACAGTAGAAGAAATTATTGTAGACGAAATCGAATTAAGGGACCCGTGGATATACGGAGAGGATTCTATATCCTGGGATTATCGGTCCGGCAATGATTATATGAAATTCAGAAAATATTGTTTTGCCAAAGGGATCTGCTCCTACGCGGTAAACAATCCGTTTCTGGAGGTAGCGAATGATGAATGATAATGATTTGATCCGGTCGGAAAACGATGATGAATCCAGGTATATAGGATACGCACATCCACCGAAAGGGTTTCTGCCGGGCGTATCCGGAAATCCGGCAGGACGTCCAAAGAAAACCGAAGAAGAGAAGCAACTAGCCAAGAAAGTAATGTCTGGTCTGCAAGGCCTTGGAGACATGACAATTGAATCTATCGAGAAAATATTAGATCCTAAAAACAAATGTCAGGCAATGGCCAGGGTAAAGATGATTGAAATTATTCTGGCTTATCTGCTGGGCAAACCGAGCGCGGAGGTTAAGCTGAATATTTCTGCAGATGAAATGGCGGAGGATTCAGAGATCCGGATCGCTGCGCTGATCCAGGCCGTGCGGGGAGGGAAGGATTTAAGCGCCGGCTATGAAGCACTTACCGAGCCGATCGAGGCCGAAGCTCAGGAGGAACAGGAAGCAGAAGAAGCGGAGGGCAGTAAGGATGTCGAGTCTTGAAGCCTGGTCCAATACCCGGGAGTTAATGCAGCAAACGCACATAATTGGTCGAATGATCGGCTTCAAAGACCTGACGCCTTTACATCATGAATGGATTAAGGAGATCGCGCTAGGCGACGATGATTATACGCTGCAAGCGCACCGCGGCAGCTATAAGTCCTCCAGCCTTGCGGTGGCGATCGCACTGATCATGATCCTTTATCCGAAAAGGAACATCATCTTCCTACGAAAGACAGACAATGACGTGGCTGAGATGATGGGTATGGTTTCTAAGATCCTGCGGTCAAAAATTATTATAGACTTGGCGAATATCGTTCATGATTTAAAGAAGTCGCAGACGGTATTAAAGATCGCATCTGAGAACCAGGAGAGCATATCAACAAATCTGTGGAAGTCTCCGATGGGAGCGCCGCAGCTGCGGGGCAAAGGTATCAAGTCATCGATCACCGGTTCGCATGCATGGTATGTAATCACTGACGATATTTGTAACCTAGAAGACAGGATATCCAGGAGCGAGCGGGAACGGACCAAGCTGCAGTACGACGAGCTACAGAACATCCGAAATCGGGGCGGGCGGATCATTAACCTAGGAACACCGTGGCATAAGGAAGATGTATTCTCTAAGATGCCGAATATTAATCGATACGATTGCTACCACACAGGGTTAATCACGCCGGAAAAGCTGCAGGAGCTGCGGAATTCAATGACGCCGTCCCTGTTCGCAGCCAATTATGAATTAAAGCATATCGCCAATGAAGACGCATTATTCAAAACGCCACCGCAATTCTTTAACGATCCGGAGCTGCTGCGAGACGGAATCAGCCATGTGGACGCCGCTTACTCAGGAAAAGACAGTACGGCCTTTACCTGCGGCCGGTATAGAGATGGGATCATATATCTGTACGGGAGGATCTGGCGAAAGCATGTTGAGGATGTAATGGATACTATTATTTACGAAGCAGACAGATTGATGTGCTGGCCATTGTATAACGAGAACAACGGCGACAAAGGCTTCGTAAATAAAGAATTCCGTCTGCGAAACAAGTGGTCAAAAGAGTACCGAGAATCGCAGAATAAATATGTAAAGATCAGCAGTCATTTAAAAAAGTGGTGGCCGAACATTCGATTCCTGGAAGGTACAGATCCGGAGTATATCAGCGAGATCATGGATTATACAGAGGACGCAGAGCACGACGACGCGCCAGACAGCGCGGCCTGTGTATGTCGGATCCTTGGTAAATACCGTCGCCCGGAAGAAGAAAAAAAGGAGGAAAATTAAGGATGCAGTGTCCAAAATGTGGGTGCGCTTTAACGAGAGTGGTAGACAAAAGAGATACGTTCGACAATAAAATTCGGAGAAGGAGAAAGTGTACAAGTTGTCATGAGCGCTTTACAACTTACGAAGCATGTTTGGCAGATTATGGCATTTTTAAAGCGCAGCGCGACACGACGGACTGTAAAAAACGCATCAGTGCGTCGCGTCGAAATCGGAGCAAAACCGCGCGACGGACTGAATGATTTTATCAGTGCGTCGTGTCGTGCGCGACGCGACAGACTGAACATTTTTATCAGTGCGTCGCGCGACAGACTGAACCCCCTACTACGTAGGGGAGAAAATCGTCGCGTCGTGCCGTTGTCTCGTACGCGACGGATGGGGATGGGAGGGGCTTAAGGCTCCCCTCCCTCATCCCTGTCTCGTCCGGACGATCAAGAGACCCGCGGAATTTTGAAAGGAGATATTTATGAAAAATCCGTATTTTGATGATTATGTCGAGAGAGCCTGTGAGTCAGGAAAGCTGAAAGAAAACAATCCGATCAATAATGCCGGATATTCAGAGCCAATGACACAGTTCTTCCTGCCAATTAAAATCCCAACCGTAACCGCTCAGGAAAGACGAGTGATACCGGGAAAACTTACAAAGAGCGGAAAAGTCAGTCGGCCGATCTTTGTTGATACACCGGAGCTTGCAAATGCCAGAGGAAAATATATGGCATATCTCGCACAACATAAACCTGAGAAGAAACTGGAAGGACCACTGGCATTGCGTATCGTGTGGTGCTTCAAGTCCACAAGCAATCACTGGCATGGATCGTGGAAAACGTCTAAACCGGATACGGACAATCTAATAAAGCTCTTTAAGGATTGCATGACAAAGACCGGCTTCTGGATTGATGACGCCCAGGTAGCATGGGAGCTGCAGGAGAAAAGATATAGCGATATAGAGGGTATCTTTGTTCAGGTCAATTCATTGATGACACCGCTTGAAGTGCTGGCGAAGGAGTAATTCAAATGCTGAAAGAAAAACCGATCATTCCGCTTAAAGAAAAGATGCCGGATCGAGTTGTCAAGCCTGATATGTTTTATGCAGACGTCTGGCCCAGGCAATCTCTAGATAAAGAAAGAATGCAGGCTTATAAGGAGATGGAACTGGAAGGACAGATTCAAATTTTAAAGATAACGTACAGCAAGCAGAATCAGATTGTGGTCATCGAATATCGATCGGCAATCCCGCATGAATGGGTGCTGGACGATCTGCGGAAAAGAATACATAAAAAGCCAGTCCAGGTATCTATGGTGTAAACGTTTGTGTGTACTGGCAAAAATGATAAGAACGTATAGGCTATAATATAAGAGTACACGTTCAACGTATATATTAGCCTTATCTCATTTTTATGTAATTTTTCCGTAATTTTTGCATATTATTTGCAAAATCGATGATTATTTTGCATATTCAATGCATAATAATAGCCACTAAGCTCGCTCGCTGCGCTCGCTTCGCATCTCCCGCACCAGCTGGGCTCCCTCCGGTTATAGTTGTTTCCGGTTGCTGCTGTTTCCCTCCGGTCGTCACCTGGTATGATCAGCAGCTGTTTCCCTCCGGTCGATGATAGTTCGGCAATAGCAGCTATCAGCCCCGCCAGCGGGCGCCCGGCTTGATAGTATTTCGCAGGAAGCCGGGCGCCCGCTGGCTGCTCCGTCCCCCGGCTTTCGCTCGGCTCCGCCTCCCTGTCGCCGGATATGGCGTTCCCGTCAGCGCAGCAGGGGAGCGCGGCGCAGGATCGGCACGATATCATTCGCACGTACGAGCAATACGCCGCGCTGAATTGGTTTTTCCCGCCCAGCAGCTTGCCTGCCCGGCCCTGTGCGCCCGCCTTTGTCCCGGCCGCCTGTACCAGCTCACGACATAATGACCGGTATGCCGGGAAGGCGGCCGGGCGGGCGCAATCCGGCGGCGCGGCCCGGCATTGCCGCCAGAAAGAAAGACGGGACGGCAACGCCGGGCCAGGCCGCCGGGGCCGTCCGGTGTGACTCCGTCCTGCCCACCCTCACCAATAGTCCGCGGCGCCGTCTCAATTATGAGTTTATCTTTTGGCTAATAACAGTTATACTATAACCAAACGAAGCAATTACAACGAAGGAGGATTAAGCATGTCCAACAGGAGACGCCGCAGCAAAGCAGCGGTAAAGCATATTGGCAATACAACAACAGCCAGTCAGCCAAATGCTTTGCCGACCAAACAGCAGCAAAGCAGCAGCAACTTATCGGCGCTTTTTACACTAGTCGCACAAAACCAAATGGCCGCAGACGGATATGCGAACCCGGCAGCGTTCCTCGGGGAAGATTCGCCAGTTCTCGCATCCGGAAGCTACCGAAGATCATACATCAGTCAAAACTGGGAGCTGCTTACAGTCATGTATCGGGAGTCATGGCTGGCCATGCGGATCATCGATACACCAGTCGAAGATACAACCAGAGCCTGGTACAAGCTGCAAACGAGCCTTGATGATGAAGATATCATGGACATGCGCAGGTTGGAAGCACGGCATTCGGTCAAACAGGAAATCGCGAACGCGATCAGATGGGCGAGATTATATGGCGGATCTATAGCATTAATCGTCATTAAAGGACAGAACGACCAGCTTGATCAGCCGCTGGATCTTGACAGTATAGCTCCCGGAGATTTTCAGGGCCTCCTGGTCATGGACCGTTCACAAGGCATTGAGCCGTCTCTTGAACTGGAACCAAACATTGAAGATCCGGACTTTGGATACCCAATGTACTATAACGTGTCCTTCAACCTGGAAGATCAGCAGCAGGCGCGGATCCATCACTCGAGAGTTCTTCGATTCGTCGGACGTGAGCTCCCTCGCATGGAAAC